AAGACTGATGCGAAGTCTAAAGCAAGACGAAAGTCTTTTAAAGCACGACACGCTAAGAATATTAAAAAAGGTAAGATGTCTGCAGCTTACTGGGCAAATAAGGTAAAGTGGTAATATGGCAAAAGTAAGTTGGATGTGGGGTGGCAAGCGTCACTACGGTACTTTAATAAGAGAAACTAAAACACATAAATATGCTAGAACAGTTAATGGCAAAGTAAAAAAAATAAAGAAAAAATAATGGCAAAAATAAAACAACAAAAAAATATTTTTGTAAAACCTGAAGATTTAAAATTATGGGCAATGGAGTTATCTGCAGCATGCGGTAGCCCTATAATAGATAAAAAACCTAACACATCTAAGATAGATACTCTTATAGAAAAATTCGTAGATGATTATAACTACAACATGATAGTTATGGTAGAAGAAGCAAACAAATTAGCTGAAGAAGAATAATGCCAAATTTAGTTTGCGTTTCTCCTGAATGTACAAATTCATTATCAAAAGGTAAAAGAAAATATTGTTCTGATACATGCAAGTGGAGAGAACAAAAAAGAGTACATAGAGCAGACAAACTTAATCGTGAATATAAACCTGAAGAAAAATCAATTAACAAAACACAAGTAGCTACAACTAGAAGAGGTGCGTTGTATGACAAATTTGTAGAAGAAGGTTATGCACTAGATTTAATTAATAACAATATGAAACGTAAAGAGATAGCAGAGTTGTTAGGTTGCACACCAGCACACATTTCTAGATTACTAGGTGCTTATCAAGAAGATATACAACAGGCAGCAGCAACACAAAGCTGGGAGAAATCAGAAGCTACCTTACAAGCAGAAAAAGACTTTCAAGATTTTAGAGATATGTATTTCCAAACAGAGAAAGGTGAACTGTTTGAGACAGCAGATTTTCACAAAGTGTGGATAGACTCAATTATAAAAGCTATTGACACAGGTGGACAACAAATGATTCTCTCTCCACCTAGACATGGCAAGACAGAACTTCTTATACATTTTGTAGTTTGGCTTATATGCACAAACCCTAATATGAGAATTATGTGGGTAGGTGGTAACGAGGACATAGCTAAAAACTCTGTATCATCAATTATGGATACATTAGATAACAATGATAAACTTAAAGAAGCCTATTGTGGACCAGGTGGTAATTTTAAACCAGCTAACAGAACAGGTAAGTCTTGGTCACAAAATCAATTTACTGTTGCTACTAGAACTATACCTGGTATCAAGTCACCTACAATGATAGGTATTGGACGAGGTGGTAAGATTTTATCAAGAGACTGTGACATAATTATTGCAGATGACATTGAAGACCACAGCTCTACTATGCAACCTAAGTCAAGAGAAAATACAAAACAATGGTGGACGACTACATTAGGTTCAAGAAAAGAAGAACATACAGCTATGGTTCTTATTGGCTCTAGACAACACCCTGAAGATTTATATTCTGCTTTGTTAAACAACAATGCATGGGAAACAATAGTAGAAGAGGCACATGACAGCATGTGTTCTCTAGCAGAGTTTGACGAAGAGAAACATGTTGACTGTATGTTGTGGAGTAGTTTTAGAACTTTTAAATGGTTAATGAATAGAAAAAATGACGCACTTACTACAGGTGGGTTAAAAAACTTTGAGATGGTTTATCTGAATAAAGCTATGGCAGAAGGACTAAATATATTTAATCCAGAGATTATAGAAAAATGTTACGACACATCAATACCACTAGGTTACATTCCACAAGGTAGTTACCTAGTTGCTGGACTTGACCCTGCTGCAACAGGCTATCAAGCAGGATTCTTATGGGCAGTAGAAACAGAAGATAACAAACCTAAGTTAACATTGGTTGATTTAGAAAACCACCAAGGTGGTGGTCTAGATGAAGCATTGGAACTTATTAAGAAATGGTATGACAGATATGGTTGTTATCACTGGGTTATAGAAGAGAACGGATTTCAAAAAGCAATTAGACAAGATGATAGAATTAAAAAATTTGCTGCTTCACAAGGTATTAAGTTAGAAGGACATGAAACACATAAAAACAAGTGGGACCAAAAGTTTGGTGTAACATCATTAGCACCTATGTTTCAAGAAGGTATTATTACTTTGCCATTTGGAGATGATGAAGCTATATCTAAATCAATACTTTATACTAAACAATTAACATACTTTGCCTCTAAAGGACAGGGTACTAGTAGGGCAATTGCATCAGATGTAGTGATGGCTTCTTGGTTTCCTATGAAAACTGTAAGAACTTTAACAAGATTAACTTATGAAGATATGTCCTATGATTACTCACCAAGTTACGATAAGTATGATACCATGGACTGGAACGAAATACCCTGGAGATAAATGACACCTGACCAAATTTTAGACAGAGCAGTACATTTAAGGAATATGCACAGAGATGCATTACCTGACAGGCACAGATTTAAAAGCATTCTTAATGGTGGTGAAGAGGGAATAGCAGAATTACTGGGTACTGAAAATGTAGATAGTGGGACTTTACCTGCACCTAACTTAATGTTATCTGCTTTAGATAGATTAGCACAAAAGATTGGCAAAACCCCTTCGTTAGATGTACAGATAACTAATGCAAGAGACAGTAGTCGTAACAAAGCTAAAAAAGAAAAAATAGAAAGAATTGTTACTTCATACGACAATATGCAAAAACTTGATTTACAAATGCCACAAGTAGCAAGATGGCTACCTGGTTATGGATTTTGTGTATGGGTTATAACATCTAAGAAAGATGCTAACGGAAACATATATCCTTGTGCAGAACTAAGAAATCCTTATGATTGTTATCCTGGTTATCTAGGTAACATGCAAGAACCACAAGAGTTAGCTATTGTACAAACAGTTCCTCTTAAAGAATTATTGCAAATGTACCCAGAACTCAAAGGATGGTACAACGACACCAAAGAAAACGACAGACAAAACCAACCAGCAGCTTTATACGGATTAGGTAATAATGACGCTAGTTGGAGTAATTCAAGTGATGACGGAGATGTCATTGTAGAATATATGAATCCTGAAGGAACATATGTTATACACCCAGCTTCTAAGAAAATTGTAGATTTTATTCCAAATGTCCTTAAATCAGGACCTGCTTTTGTTGTTGCTAAAAGATTTAGTTTTGACAAGTTACAAGGTCAGTTTGACCAAGTAGTAGGTCTAATGGCAGCTATGGCAAAGATAAACATCTTGTCAGTTATAGCTATGGAAGATGCAGTTTTTACAGAAACAAATATTGTTGGTGAGATAGAATCAGGTAAATATAGAAAAGGAAGACATTCTATAAACTATTTAGCTCCTGGTTCACAAGTAGTTAAACCAGTTACTAACTTGCCGTATCAATTATTTGAGTCTGTAGGACGACTCGAAAGACAATTGCGAGTAGTAGCAGGTTATCCAGTTCAGGATGATGCAATCTCACCTAACTCATTTGTAACAGGTAGAGGTTTAGAAGAATTAGAATCTGGCGTTGGTGCTATGGTTACTGAATATCATACGATTTTAGAGTATGCTTTACAAGAAGTTGATTCCAAACGTCTTGAACTGGATGAGATTTTATTAGGTAATAAACGTAAACCTATGACAGGTACATACAAAGGAGCATCTTTTGCAGAGTTTTATACTCCAGATAGAGATATAGATACTAACTACAATACAAAAAGAAAATATGGTGCTATGGCTTCCTTTGATGCACCTAACAAAATAATTACAGGTCTACAGTTGTTACAAGCAGGAATCATAGATAAAGAAACAATGCAACAAGAAATGGACGGACTTGATAATATTGTACAAATTAACGAAAGAATAACAAAACAAAAGACAGAAGAAATATTATTTCAAATGTTATTGCAACAATCCCAACAGGGTGATACTAAAGCAATGATGGCTGTTGTAGAAATTTACAACAATCCTAAAGGCATTGGTAGCATATTAGAAAAATTCTTTTCAGCAGTAGGTGAAGAACCTTCTCCAGAAGAACAAGCTATGTTGCAACAAGCACAACAAGCACAAGCAGTACAACAGGGTGGACCTCCTAATCTAGGTGCATTGTTAGGTGGTGGGTAATGGAGAATGATTACTTGCAATTTGCTGAAATAGTAGCAAGAAACTTTCCAGAATATACTCCACCAGCAGAAACAGAAATAAACGAAACACCAATTAGTCATATTACTTTAGCGTACATACCTGGAGTAGGCAGACTAGATATGTTGATTATTCCAGAAGGAGATGAATTTTATGGGTAGAGGAGTTAAAGGTAAGTATAAAGCCGAAAACTTTAAAGGTGAAGCTACAGAGTTAGCTGATTTAGAAAATGCTGCAATGATGGCTGGTCAAGACACCAGAGTTGTTGAAACAGAAGTTGCACCACAAGCTATAGGACCTAACCCAGGTGCTATACAAGATGTAACTAGGTTTACAGATAGACCTTTTGAATCACAAGAAACACTTGCACAGCAACCAATGATGTCAGGTATGGACCCTGATATGATATTGCAAGGCATGTATCAAGTTTTACCTAGTAAAGAAATAGCAGCTTTAATGAAATTCAATCGTTAGGAGTTCTAATGGCAGAAATTAGATGGTGGTGGCAACCTCCTCACACAGAGAATTTAGAAGAAGAAACTCAAAAAGAAAGATTTGTACAAGCTGAACAACTTGTTACTGCTTTAGAATCTAATCCTGGTATTGCTGCAAACCTCAAAGGACTTATTTCAGAAAACTTTTATCTACCTAAAGATATATTGATTGGTTCTGCTTTGATGGGACTTACTACAGAATCTCCAGAGTTAGCTCCTTTAGTAGAGCGTTGGTTAGATGTAGAAAAGACTTGGTGGGATAGAACTAAGAATGCAGGTAAAGGTGCTGTAAGAACCGCATTTGTTGGTTTTGATTCGTTTCAAGATGAGTTAGTAAAGAAACCTATGTTAGCTACACAAAAATATCTTAATGATAGAAAGCATGGTGACGGTCAAGGTTTTGTTGCAGCTGCATCTTCTTTATTATTTGACAAACAAGCACAGAGCGAATGGCAAAAGACTAGACAAATGTTAGGTCCTTCTGTTGGTAGAGATGCAATAAAGAAATCTCTTGCAGGTGAAAAGGTAAACCTAGGTGAAGGATTTTTTGGTAACTCTACATTAGCAGAGAATACTGATATATATAAAGAAATGGTTGGTAGAGGTGCTGACCCAGAAGAAGTAAAGAAGATAGTTCAGTCTTATTACGGTGAAGATATAACTAATCAAGAACAATCTAGAGACGAAGGACTAACTATACAATCTAAGAATGGTACGGTTAAATTAACACCTGCAGCCCCTATGTTTGCTAATGTACTAGAACCTGGTTCAAGGTCATACAATGTAGCAACAGGTATTGTTGATGGTGCATTTACATTGCTAGCTGACCCAACAATATTAGTTGGTGGTTATTTGTCAAAAGGTGGCAAGGTTACTAGGTCATTATCACAAGGTGATGTTTTAAAAGGTGCTGGAATAATAGACAAAGCTGTAAGAAAAACAGTACATGTTCCTTCTGCTATTGAGTATGTAACAAGAACTGCTGGAGGTAGAAAGATTGTTAATCAATTAGTCAAAGCAGATGATTATGGAACTATAAAAAGATTACTAGGTAAAAGAGGTAGTAGTGGTGCTGATGCTGTATTACATAGAAATATTAAACAAGCTAAGACAACTAAAGATGTAGAAGATTTATTAGTTGGTGCAATAGAAGCAGGAGAGATTACTAAGAAACTAAACCCAACATCTATGATATTCAGAGGCAAGGTGTCATCTAAATTAGGTGGTATGGTCGGTGGAGAACTAGGAGAAGCCGTAGGCTTGTCTGGGGCTATACGACAAAATTTAAATAACACTGCTGTAGGTAGATTGTTTGAAACATTTCCTGCACCAAAACTTTATGTCAATGACTTTAATCAGTCGTTTTTTGATTTACAAGATTGGATGAGATATGCGAGAGTAGATGATGCAATAGCAGAACCTGCTTTAGATAGAATAGCAGACCTAGCTCTTACACAAAAAGGTATAGATACCGTAGATAGAGCACAAGGTGTAAGAAACATGAATGACATTTTAGATATATGGAATGATGTACAAAAACATATTGGTGAAAAATTTGAAAATATAGGTTTGCCTAAAGAATTACAAAAAGGCATAAGCAAATGGATGGCAAGTATTGATGAAACTAGAATGTATTTTACAAACCAACTTGGAGAACTTGAATACTTTCCAGGTAGCAAGATAGAAGATTTACCTTTTGATACATATTTTTCTGAACAACTTACTGATGATGAGGCTTTAGGAATTGTATCTAAAGTATTAGCTAAGTACAAAAAATCAAATCAAGTAGATACTAATGAGCTAGATGGAATACTAAGTGACATTAAAGAGATAGCAGGAAATATTACTACACCAGAAGATAGAGCATTAGTAGAGTACGTTACAGGTGGATACTATGAAGGTGTTGAGAAAGCTGCATTAGACATAGCAGAAGAAATAGGTATACAAACAGGTGGTCGTGTGCCTTATGGTTTTAGAGGTAAGTCTGGTACTGATGTTTCACAAAGAATGAAAGAATTAGGTTTGACAGATATGTCAGATACAGATAAAGCTGCACAATTAAAAAACCTTTCTCTCGCTAGACAAAGTGCATTAGAAGAAGTAGGTGAAGAAGTTGCAAAGCTACCTAGAAGAATAAGACTTAAAACTAATACAAAGATACAAACACTTGATGGGTTAGAAAGTAAAACAAGAAACATAACAGAAAAAATTACTTCTTTAAAAACACAAGTTGATGAGATAAGTAAACAATATAAACCAAATTCAGAAAATGTTACAAAATATAAAAAAGAATTTCCTGGTACAACTACAGCAGAAGCTAAAGACGCAATTGCACAACAATTAGATGAAGCAGTTAAATCTACTAAAGATGAATTATCTAATGCCCTTACTGATAGAACAGCTATAGACAAACAAATAGGTGACTTGACAAATCAAGTTAATGATGTTGTCCCTGCCTTTAAAGGTTTATCAGAACTAGATAAGAAAAAGATTTATGACAAAGACTTTTGGGACCAAGATTTTGCAACAATGAAACTAGACAAACAAGAAATAAGTAGAGTATCTAGATACAACTTAGACAATGCTGATATGACAATTATATTTACTGGTGCTAATAAAGGTGGTCAAGGTATTAAACAAGTTATTAACTACTTGGAAAAAGGTACTCATGTTATTGAAGAAGGTATTAAAGGATTAAAACCAGGTGTATATCAAGGACATAAACCTTATGCTGTAGTTGATTTATCAAAAGGTCTTACAAAAAAACAATCAGAAGAAATACAAAGGTTTGCAGAAATTAATAATGTAAAATCACTTAATGTTTCTGGTCCTAGTAAATTTACTGGTGCAGAAGAAGCATTGCTTAAAACAGCTATGGAAGATATATTCTTTGTACAAAAAGTATTTAAGCCGAACATAACATTAGGTAATGTAAAGACTGCAATTGATGATGCTATCAACAATATAAAACCTGGTGAAGAATCAGTATATTCAGCTAAAGAACTAAGAAGTTTAGTTGAAGATATTTCAGATGAAATAGCAAACAATAAAGACTTAGCTAAAAGAGTACAAGTAAATAAAGTTCCTAAAGCAACAGCACATTTAATATCTGAATATTATGACCAAGGTCATATACCAATGCCTGATGCAAGATTGTTTATAAGAGTCTTTAGACCTATGAGAGATTTAGGTTTAAGACTAACTGGTAGAGGTAAAAATTTAAATGATGCTGATTATGAAAGACTATTAGCAAAACCAATAACAGATTTAGCTGAGTTAGCTTTAAAAGATGATAGAACTTTCTTTGAAAGTTTAAAACTACTTGTTAAAAAATCAAGAGTAAATGTAAAGAAAACTGCAGATGACGAAGAAATAGTAAACCTTACTGAAGGATTACTTACAATGGTAGGTGATGGATACATGCAACGTATATGGAAACCTAGTATTCTTTTAAGACCTGCATGGGTTGTAAGAGTTGTAGGTGAAGAACAACTGCGTATGTGGGCAGCAGATTTAGATAACGCATTTGCTCACCCTCTTTCTGCATTTGCTTGGGTTCTAGGTAGAAAGCCATCACAAAGAGCAGGTATTCTTAAAGACCAAAGAAAACTATTAAGAGATGATTACTTAGCTGATACCTTGAATCTAGGTAGAGGTGGTACAGATATATTTGATGAATCATTAGAACTTGCTATGCGACATCAACAAGCCCTAACGCAATCTCATGGGGGTATGACTCTTGGCTTTGACCCAAAGAGAGCTAGAGGTTTTACACAAGTAACTAAAGGTGACAAAAGATTCTATGGTGCTGGTGCTAAGGAGTTATTACAACTAGCAGATGACCCATTAGCTACAGCTATAGCAAGAGTAGAGTTCAATCCTGTAAGAGGTAGAGAAGAATTTAATAGACAAATTGATGAAGTCAAAAAAAGATTTTGGGATGGTGATTTAAGTCAATGGAGAAAATCGTTTGTTTCTAATTCTGATGAACAATCAAAATATACTAAAAACTTAATAACAAGTAGTAAAGTACATGCAGATTCTTATATAGATTCTATTGTTGCCAGACTACATGATAAAACTGGTGGTAGGTATAGAGCTGTAGAGAAAACACCTGATGGTAAATTTGTAGGAAATGTTTGGGATGAAAACTCTATTAAACCTAACATACAAAGTGAAAACAATATTATTGAATATACCATTATACAAGCTGGAGATGAAGAACTAATTAGTCACATTGCTAAAGAATCTAATGAATTTGTATCTATAACTAATAAAGCTGGAGAAACGCAGAACATTAAATTTACTAGAGAGATGTCAGAGTCGCAACATAAACAATATAGAGCATGGTTACAAAAAAATAAAAGTGGAGTATGGAGTGACACACATCACTTTAAAGCATCAAGAACTGACACAACAGGTGACTTTGCAAGTGGATATGACAAAGTTTTAGAAACATTGTTCTCAGGATTAATGGGTTCAACTACAAATGATTTATCACGTTCACCAGCATTTAGACAATTTTATTGGAAGTTTATGGAAAACATGTATGCAAATCTAGATGACGTTGCAAGAGTACAGGTATTAGGTCAGGCAAAAAAGATGATGGGTAATTCATTACCAGGCAGTAGAGCTAGAAAATATATAAAGAGTTTAGAGAATATGAAACAGGCAGATGTATCTAAATTACTAGGAGTAGATGATTTAAGACAAGTTGATGACTTAGCCAAAGCATTTGCTCTAACAGAAACAAAAGATTTACTGTACGATTTAAATAAACGACATGTTATTACAGACATGGTAAGACTAGCTATGCCTTTCGCAGAAGTATATCTTGAAATTGCTGGTACTTGGACAAGATTACTTAGAGGTCAAAAGACTTTATTTGGTAGAAAAGCACAAAGAAGTATAGAAGCTATGCGTAAACCTAGTTTGTTTGGTGAGTACGAAGACGAAGGATTCTTTACAACTGACCCACAGTCTGGTGAAGAGATGTATAACATGAACTGGTTTGAAAATATATTTAATATTGATAACAGTCTTAAAAATCCTGAAGGTGATGAAGCAGGAATTAATCCTATAACTGGTCAACAAACTACAGAGATACCTGATATTAATACTAAGTTAAGAGGATATGCTGGTGGCTTAAATATGGTAGCAGGAGACATTGTACCTGGCTTAGGACCATTGGCACAGATACCTGCTAGTGCTATTTTACCTTCTACTCCTGATGTAGATAAAGTTTTCTTTCCATACGGCAGACCAGAAGACGGATTAAAAGAAATGGCAAACCCTATATACTATGCTAAACAAGCTATGCCTAGTTGGTTTAGAAAAGTCATTATAGCTGGTGACTCAATGGATGCTGAGTTTCAAAGAAGTTATGCTAATACTGTAAAAGAAATTCAAAGAGCTATGTTTATGACACAGTCTTATGATGACTCTACACCAGAACAAGAAGTAGCTTCATTAGAAAAAGCAAAAAAATTAGCTACACAAAGTCTTTTACATAGAGCGTTTATACAATTCATAGCTCCTACTGGTGCTATATTGCAATACGATTATGAAATTGGACCAGGTGGTAGAGCTTATCTAGACCCAATAGAAGCAAAAGAAGAAGACCCAGAAGGTAAATACTTTGCACAAACACTATTAGCTGATGCATATTATCAGATGTTAGCTAAGTCAGGTGGAGATAGAGTTATTGCAATAGCACAGTTTATCAAGGTATTTGGTTTTGACCCTACAGCTTTATTGACTTCTAAGTCAAAACAAATTAAGAAAGTTTCTTTTACAGATGATGGAGGATACTTTAAACAACTTAATGAAACTGTATTTAAAGAATACCCTGATGTTGCATATTACATGTATCCAGATAGTCCTTTAGATGAATTTAATTTTCAAGCATGGAATAATGCATTCACTGATGGAGATAGAGTTAACCTTAGTCCTGAAGAATATAAACAAGCTGTAAGACAAGCACAAGGAAGTTTGGCTTATGAACATGCTAGAAGAGTAATAATGGACGGACCTATGTATGCAAACTTGCCATATCAGAAAAGAGTAGAACAACTATATCTAATAAGACTACAACTACAACAACAGTTTCAAGGATATGGAGATACATCAACAGCACCACGTTCGTTATCTACTGATGCAAAAATAAAACAACTTACTGAAATGATACAAAGAGAAGGCGATACTTCCATAACAATGCCTGATGGTACTACTCAGAAGTTAAAAGATATGTCAGCAATGAAAGGAATCATTAAATACTTAACAGCAAGACAAAGGGTATTGAATGTAATAAAATCAGAGTATGGATTAAATGCTACATTAAGTAGAGCAGAAGCTAAAGAATCTAGAGCTTATCTTCGAGGAGTAGCAAACAAAGTAATGTTAGAAAATCCAGACTTTTACTTTATGTACTTTGATGTATTCAGAGTAGAGATAGAAGAAGAAGTAAGTTACTATGGAGGAGATATTTAATGGCGTATACAGAAGAAGAGCAATCAGTTATTGATGATATTTTAGGTGGTCCTAAAGTAGAAGTCGGCTATGGTCGATTTACATTTGGTGCAACAAGAGATGGTTTTCAATCAAAAGATTTTGATGACGAAAAGTTTAATGATTTTCTAAGTATATTCTTTTTAGGAAATGACCAGTTTGTAAGACAATTTGCAACTAATGTTAAAAATTATTTAGGTGCAAGAACAAGTGGTGGAATGGAACCAGAAGGTACATTTGATTCACCTGATATAAGTTTAGCTGAGTATCATCTATACGCTGAAGCTGTTTATGGTATACCTTGGGACGAGATGCCACCAAATATGCAAGACGCAATTAATTTTACTTATGAATCATTAGCATATAATAATCCAACATCAGCAGAAGCTGCTTCTCAGATAAAAGAAAACGCTAATGTACTTATTGATTTACATGAAAAAGGTACACTGCCAGAAGAACTACAGCACATAAGTAGTGACATAGTAGGTACAGCTATATCAGCAGGTTATACAGACCAAGCTGACTTAGCCTACAAAGCACAGATAGGTAAAGAAGCCAAAGACGGAGAGTACATAAAAGTAGCAGCTGAAGCTATAAATTTTGATAGTGCAAAAGAATTACAAGATAAACTAGACAACGATGAGATAACTACACAAGAGTACATAGCTGGAATAGAAAACATTATAGATGCTGAATACGGTGAAGACTATGTAATAGACTTTATAAACAAAGGAATTGCTGACCCAACATCTATGGCTGGGATTTTTGGACCAGAAGAAACAAGTCCAGACCAACAAGAACAGATTCGAGCAAAACAGTATTTTGGAGAAACAGATTACTACGGTGTTGGTGAACTTGATTTAGATGTGTATAGCGAAGATACTGGGCAAGGTACTATGCCTTTATACCAGACAGGATTAGGTACTTCTTTGTTTGCTAATGCATCACCTGAAGACATAATGGATACTCAGTTGTTGTTAGTTGAATCAGGATTTTTACAACCATTTACTTTTGTTTATGGAGTGCTAGATAACAATCCAGGTGGAACAATAGAAGCTATAGAGTCAGCTATGTCAAGGTTTAATTTAAATGGTGATGGTATGGCTAGGCAGGATTTGTTTAGTATATTATTGGCACCTGGTAGTACAGCAGCAAACATGAATGTATTCTTAAAAGAAAACTTTAAAGATACTTTATCAGACTACGGTTATGGTACTGGTGCTTTCGAACCTGGCTTTGGTGGAGAAAACGCATACCAGAATATATTTCAATATACTAAACCAAACTTTTCAAATGCAACAAATGTAATATCAAATGCAATAACAGAAGGTTTAGGTAGACCTGCATCTGATGGAGAGTTGCAACAATACTTTGATTGGTGGTCTAAACAAGACTATTCATTACAAAAACAAAACTTTGATATAAGACAAAGGAACATGCAACTTGAACTAGAAGATGCAAGAAAAAGAAGAAAGTATGCTGGTCTTGGTATGAGTTCACAATTTACTCCTAGTCAATTAGAAGGAGAAGTAAATGTAGATGCAGCTATGGCTAACAGTTTCAATGACTTTATGAGAAATACTTATGGAGATATTATTACAGGGAGTCAAGCAGATGCACAGTATAGGAAGTCTTTTGCTAGCCTTATGGGTAGCCTCGCCAATATCAGTTCCCAACCTGGAAACTAATATGAAACTTACAGAAGAACTTATAGAACACATAGAAGAACTAGAAGGATTTAAAGATGAAGCATACTATGATGTCAACAATAATTTAACTATTGGTTTTGGACATACCCAAGCTACAGAGACTTTTGATTTTGTTGAAGGACAAACTATAGATAGAGAAAAAGCACTAGAAGTTTTGCAATTAGATTTAGAACATGCAGAAGGAATTGTTAAAAATCTTATTAAGAATAGTCCTAATGTATCAATAGAAGACTTTACACAAGATGAATTATCGTATGCTGTTTTAGTTTACTTCAATAGACCTTGGGCTTTAAGAAATGTACAAGGTGAACGAGGTACCTATGATGGGTTAGAGCTAATAGCTAAAGGTAATTTAGATGACGTTATTGCTGACCAAGAAGCAAAGTTTAATAGAAAGTATGATAATGAAATACCTGAGTGGGCAACTAATAGGTTGACTAAAGAGAAAAGTTTTACAACATTCGACACAACGCCAATTGATGACCCACCACCAATTGATGACCCACCACCAGAGGATAAAGAAGTATTGTATGAATATACTTCCTATGGAGTAGGTCCAGGTTTTCAAAGTTTAGGTGGAGAACTAAAACAAAAACATTCTATATTTAATCCACAAACAAAAGAAAGACAATTTTTTGATACTGACTTAACTAAAGAACAACAAGATAAAATAGATTCTGAAAAAGAAGACACTGTAGGAAACGACTTCACAAGATTTTTTAAATCATTAGGCGATACAATAAAAGAAAGATTTAGTATAAGTGGTGCTATAGACAAACAACTAGACTTTATGGAAAAAACATATAGTAGAAAAGAAACTGAGTAATGAGAGAAGAAATAACAATTGTTAAAGACGGACAGACTAAAGTTATAGAACTAGAAGATTATCCAATCTTTAAAGAAAGAGGTTGGTTACAAGAAGAAGAAAAAACATCAGCTCCTGTAGCAAATGCTAATTGGGTACATAGTAATAAATTAGTTGCAGACGCTGTTTATGTAAAAGAAGGCGTAGTATATTTTGCTTATGACATATCAAGCCTAGTTGGCTACCCAGCATTTATATCTTATGTAGCTAATGGATTAAGTCCTAATAAGTATTCAACTAACTGGGGTGTATCTGGAGATGGAGAAAACAGAGTAGGTCCTGCTATATCTAACACACCTCCAGCAGGGGAGATTATAGAAGACCCTAGCCTATCTATGACAGGTTTTACAATAGGTGGCGAGTATGCCTCAACAGCTAATAATAGTTATTCAGATTTTGTTTTTAGTGGCTTTGACGAATTAAAAACTTCGTACCCTTGGTTGTTTGATGAAGTAAATGGTCAGACACCAGGTCTTACTTTATTGTTTGAAGCCTTAGCATTAGGTACATCAGTAACAGCAGAACAATTAAGTAGAGCTGGATTAACTACAGGATATACACAAGGACAATTAGATTTCTTAAATGCTACTATTCTTACAGGAGGAGATGACCCTTTATCATTTAATTTAAATGGTGAATCAGTAACAAATCAAAAGTTTGCTAAGTTGCTAGGTACTAAAGAAGGAGAATTAGTTACAGCATTACAAGATGTTGGAATAAGTCCTGAAGTATTTAAAAGAGAAAATCCAGAATTGTACCAAAATTTATTAGACCAAACAGTCAAAGGTAAAATTACAGCTACATTGTTAGATGAGTACGTAGGATTTGTACTTGGCATAGAAGGATTTGATTTTGGTAAAGATAGTGATTTCTACCAGATTTTTTC